CAAAGATTCAGGGTACTTAAGATTTGGAAAAAGAATCTACAAACTCCAGGTATACAGGTAGCAGGAACGCCAACGTATATTGCAGGTATGCCAATTCCATTCAAGTGGAATCACAAATGTAGTATCCCTTTGGAATTCTCCTCTACGACGGGTGCTATTACCGAGATAAGAAGCAACAATCTGTTATTTACACAGATTTCGACTGCGGATGATGTTGTTCAATACGACATGATTACGAGAATTAGATTTTCAGATTCTTAAAATAAAGTTGGATCATTTAAATTTAAAAAGATTTCAGGGTTGGTAACAATGGGCGACTGCGGGATAGTGGTATTTTTGTAGGAGTTCGTACTCGTTGGGGGAAACCATGAGCATACAAGTACACCTGCGCTCGATAGCTGGCACGTGAAGGGATACGATTTGGTCGGGAGGCTTGTTCGAAGTAATAATAACGGGTGTTCCGGATGGAATCTCAGCCACTCCGTAACGTATGTGGATCTGTGTATCGTCCGTCCTATCGAGGAGATGAATCTGGTGTTCCACTGCTAAGTGCGCAAAAGACATGTCGTCCAATATAATGCCAGAGTATCCCTTACTCTGATAGTTCTTCAGAAGATCCAAGTGTCTGGTCATCAGAGCTCGAGGTAAAAGAGCCTTCGCCAAGGACGTCTTGCCCACATTGGTAGCACCATAAAGGAGAAGAGTCGTTGTAGCAGGATTCCACTTGTCTAGAGGAAAATTGTAGTCTTCCATCGCAAAACGGGCAAGTGATGCTTTCGGTGGCGCTAATCCTCTCAAGGTATTCATAATGGTTGGATAGGTCGTCAGCTGACGAGCTGCTTGTTCCTTCGCTTCCAGAAGAGCTAGAGCCTCGTCGAGTTTTCCTTCTCTTGCGAGCTGCCTTGCCGGTTTCCAAACTTCTTTCGACTCCACAGTCAGGTCCATATTGGAGATATAGTTGCCCTCCTTCGTCACATATCGTTGGACTGCCTTCGCGCTTCGGCAAGACCGGTAATTCCCATGGTAAATCGAGTCGTTTTCTTCTGGGTTCAATGCCATCAGTCGCAGATCGAAGAATAGAGGGTCTGTCACTTCTAGTTTGGTATCTAGACGTAGGTAACAATGGAGGTGGGGTTCTCCTGATTCGTGCATCTCCTGGGCAACAATCTTTATTTTTTATTCTTAAGTAAACACCAATAACATTCTAGACATATGGGCACTAATTGATTACCCATTCTTTCAGATTCGGCAACCGATCCTTCAACATGTTCAGACACTCCTCTGGGGGGATAGGGCACGTAGGATACGTCAGAAAAAACGTCCTGGTTGACATCCGAAAGGTGCCCCTGGGCGTCTTCGAGAGCTCGGTCTTCTTCCTCTTCTTCACAAGTGAGGTCGATAGGAAACTCGCGGGTACCTGATGAGGTGGTTCCATGGTTCATTCTTGTAGAGTACAGTTACTTGTAAAATATATGTGTATGTGTGTGTGTATAAAATTTATATGTAAAAAAAAATTCTTATTTATATTTATGTGCGAGTAAAAAACATTATGGGATTTAATTAACGAAATTAAAATTCAGCGAACCCACGTGTTTTCAAGTAATCCACGTGGGTGTGTGAAAACACGTGGTACTTAGAAAAGCAATTAATTAACTAAATTACACTGGTCAAACGAATTCCTTAGGGTTAGTCAAAGTCGGTCAAAGTCAAACGTTGACCTTAGGGTTAGGGTTAGGCCGATAAGTCCACGCCTGTATCGGGGCGGGGGGCGGGGAGTGAGTGTGTAGGGTTAGGGGGAGGATCGTCGATATACGTGTTGAGACGTCCAATCGGAGTGAGCGGCGTATATAATATTACTACGCCGCTCAGCGTCAGCGGTAATATCTTCGAAGAAATATTTCGCCGCCAACGGGGAATTTTCTCAGAATGGGGGTATATATATAACAGAAAAATTATGGGAATCAAATGATACTAACAAACCACAACAAATGAAGAGAAAAAGGGTCGGAACAGGCCGGAGGATTGCCCCGCCGCAAGCAAAGCAGAGATTAATGGCGCCTTTCATACCGCCAAGGCGCATGGTACATGCACAACCAATGCAAATCGTACCAGGAGTATCGAGAGTAGGAGGGTTTTATGGCAGATACAGCAAACCAGGTGGGGAATTGAAGTTTTTTGACACGTCTTATTCAGGAACAATTGATGCCACCGGAGAGGTTGCCCCGGGAGGAGGTACTGCTACATCGCCGAATCTGATTCCCCAGGGTGTTACGGAAAGTACAAGAGTGGGCAGGAAATGTGTAATCAGGAAAATATCCCTACAGGGCTTCTTCTGGAGCGGTACACTTACTGGTGCTGCTGCTGCACCAAATGTGTTCAAATTGGCCCTGGTATTGGACACACAAGCCAACGGTGCTTATCCTGCATTCTCAGATGTACAAGGAGCGACAGTTAATTCATTCAACAATTTGGCCAATTCGCAAAGATTCAGGGTACTTAAGATTTGGAAAAAGAATCTACAAACTCCAGGTATACAGGTAGCAGGAACGCCAACGTATATTGCAGGTATGCCAATTCCATTCAAGTGGAATCACAAATGTA